GCCCAGGGTGGCCTGGATCGAGACGATCTCGGCGGCCAGCGAGTTCGGGTCCCCGGCGTAGTCGATGTCGACCTCATCGACCCTGTCCTGCCACTGGAAGAACCCGTTCGGGTACACGGGGAGGCTCATTGCTAGATACCGCCTGTCACGGAGAGGTATATCTGCCCGTAGTTCATGAACTCGTTCTGCCTCAGCTGGATCGAGGACGTGTCGGCCTTCGGGGTGTCCTCGCGGGTGAACAGCGGGACGATGGCGTACGAGACCCCGTCGACCCCCAGGATCGCCTGGTAGACGTCGGAGATGTTGAGCAGCTGCCCGAACCGGACGTTCGGCGGGGACAGCAGGGCCTGCAGGGCCGCGTTCACGTTGGTCTTGACGGTGGCCTGCGCGTACCCGGCCTTGACCCCGAGCTGCACCGGGCTGGAAGATGACCCGATGTCAACTGAGATGATCGCCGGGCTGGCGACGTTCAGCGAGACGCCGATCAGCGACAGGGGCTCGAAGTAGTCGAGGATCTTGTTGACCAGCTGCGGGCTCGGCGCCTGGTAGTTGGCCCCGGCGACGTACAGGGTGATGTTGGTGGCGTTGGACGCGACCGCGTTGGCCAGCAGGACGCCGGGCACGTTGTAGGCCAGGTTCGTGTAGTCCTGGATGGACACGGCCCGGTTCTGCGCGGAGAACGCCTGGGCCGCGTTCAGCCGGATCGAGTCGATCGACTCGGCGTCGGAGCCGCCGGTCATCGCGGAGCTGGCCGGGGTGATCCCGTCGTCGAGCAGGGCGACCGAGACCCCGTCGACCGGGCTGGCCAGGGAGTCGACGGTGCTGGCCGGGACGTTGCCCGCCGCGCCGATGATGACGTTGTAGGTTGCCCAGATCTTCAGCCCGACGGCCGGGATGAGCCCGTTCTGGTTGTCGCCGAAGCTGACCCAGGTGGCGCTGGCCGAGTCGGCCGACAAGGCGTAGGCGGTGTCCTCCGGACCGGCATCGACGAGGAAGTCGACGGGGTTCCACAGCTGGGGGCTCGCCGGGTCGTCGGACTGGACGTAGACCTGGACGGTGCCGGACTGCACGCCGAGCTGGGGGATCTGGTACGACTGGCCGGGCTGCCCGGTGGAGACGCCGATCTGGGTCATGGTGAAGGTCTCGCCCTGGACGACCTCGACGGTGACGGTGCCGCCGTTCCCGGCGACGGTGACCGCCTGGGTGGTCTGGTAGACCGGCGGCTCCTTCGCCCCGGCCGGGGTCGTCGAGGTCGTCACCTGCGTCCCGGCCGGGATGTTCACCGACGGGCCCCCGGCGTCCGTGGCCAGGGTGACGGTACCGGAGGCGGGCAGCGCGCCGAACGGCTTGTAGCCGAGCGTGGAGGCGATATTCAGCATCGACAGCATCTGGGTGGCCGTCGGCAGGTACGCCTCCTGCTGGATCCGGTCCCCGTAGTAGGACAGGATGTCGCCCATGTAGGCCATCAGCTCGACCAGCATCACGCCGAAGTCACCCTCGGAGGTCGGCTTCCAGTCGGGCATCGCCTGCCTGGCGTACGTCAGCATCGACTTCACGAGCCCCTGGAAGTCCTTGCTCGTGTAGTCCACTGACGTGGGGACGACCAGGACAGGGTACTGGGACGGGATCGGCGAGGGAGTAAGGGTCATCGGGCCTGCCTCAGTCCGGGGTCACGGTGCCGCCGACGTGGATGACGGCCTGCTGGGTCGCGGCCGAGATCGCCGGGGTGTTCTCCCAGGTCATGTCGACGGTCGCGGTCCCGAGGTCGTCGTTGAACACCGGCTGGATGTTCGTGATGATCAGGCCCGGTTCCCACTGGCGCATCTGCGCGCGGACGTCGAGGACGATCTGCTGGTCGACGACGTCCGCGCCGGGCTCGAACAGGTACCGCTTGAGCGGCACCCCGTAGTCCGGCAGCATGACCCGCTCCCCGGGGTCCGTGGACACCAGCGAGGCGACATGCTGCTGTGCCATGACATCAGGATCCGAGGTCGCCGCGAACTGCCCGTTCACGTCCAGCGTGAACGGTACAGCAATCTCAACGGCCATTGAATTTCCCCTCGCCTGCTCTGTTCCAGTCTACTAATAATGAACACCGAACAGGCAGTAGACCGGCTTGTTGATATCCCCGCCGATGAACATCACCAGCACACGCGATCCTATTCCCGGCCCCGGCCCCGGGCCGCCGGTCTCATCCGGCGGGTCGACGTGGAATACCCCGAATCCCTTGTAGATGGTGTCCTGCCGGGGATCGAGCATCGGCGGGGCCCAGTCGGTCTTCGAGTCACCGAGAACCTGCGGGACCTTCACCCGCACCCATAAGTCACGCCGCCGGTTATTGACGACCCGCCCGTCGTAAATACCGAACCACTGACGGGACGGGTCGGTTCCTACCTCGGGACTGACCCGCGTCGTCATATTGTCCCCTCGATGATCACGTTCAGCGTATTGGCCCGCCATATCCCCCCGGCCAGGTTACATCCTATGACCTCCGGGGTAACCTGCTGTATTCCCTTGATCCGGGGGATGACATTCTTGATATTCGACACGATACGCAGCCGGGTAACGTAGCTGTCGTCTGCTGCGACCGGGCTGCCGGACGAGCGGAGCACATGCCGGGCCGCCGTCACGATCCACGCCCCGGCATTATGGTCCGGGATGTGCGTGCCCTGCAGGTTCACCGCCTTCCCCGGGTACAGCAGCGTGCAGCCGAACACCTCCACGGTCGCGGCGATCCAGAACTGCCCGAGTGACTGCTGCGCGTTCTGGAGCCGCTTGGCCTCCGCCCGCGACGTGGTGTACCGGGTGGTGTTGACGATATAGTCGCTGCCCGTGCTGCCGTCCGCGTCAACGTGGAACACCTGCCCGGTCCGGTCGTCGATCCCCCAGATCCGCCGGGTGTAGCTGAAGGCACCGGGAAGGTAGTCGCCCTGCTCGACCTGGAACCCGTGCGCCGTGTCGGTCCTGTAGGAGTCCCGGTCAACGGAGTAGGTGGGAACGTTGCTCGAGGTCTGCCCGGCCAGCAGCACGACCGGGTCGATCATGTACATCGTCCCGCCCGTGACGTAGAACCGGTACCCGATCTTGGCGGCGAGCCGGTTCAGGAACGCGAAGTCGGACTCGTGGGCCTGCGCCTCGTACTTCAGCTGCCACGTCGACCTGGTGACCACGCACCGCAGGGAGTGCTCCCGGGCGATCTTCTGCGCGATCACGTCGGCAGTGGTGTGCTCCCAGACCCTGTTCCTGTCGCCGTTCATCACGTTCGACGTGCCGACCAGGACGTAGGTGATCTGGATATCCTGCCCGGACATGTCGTCGCTGGTGTCGATCACGTGGTGGTTGATGTACCCGTACCAGGTCAGCACCCCGGCGCCCTTGCGGCCCCACTGGACCGCCACCGCCGCGCCGTCCGGCCAGGCCGTCAGCTGGGACACGCGCCGTCCCTTCGGCACGACCAGGCGGGCGAACAGCAGGTCGTGGCGCCCCCACTCCTGGCGCAGCTCGAAGTCCATCGGGTGCTCGGGGGACCGCACCCCGTTCACCGTGAACGTGCACAGGACATGCCCGACGGGGACATTCGCCATCAGCTGGCCGCCGGGATCCTGATCAGCGTCCCGGGCGGGACCAGGTGCCAGTCAAGCACCTCGGGGTTGGCGTCGGCGATCTTCCACCACGCGTTCGGGTCCCCGTAGTTCTTCGCGGCCAGCAGCGCCAGGGTGTCCGACTCGGACAGCTGATGCCACCAGAAGGTGACTACCTGCGGCTGCTGCGGCGACGGCGTGATCACCGTCCTGGTGCGCGGCCGGACGCGGACCTGCACGGTCGGGCTGTCGGTGTACCTGCTGCCGGGGACGATCGGCATCAGCGGCCTGCCTGTCCTGTCGTGACCGGGGACGCGATGACCCCGAACGGGTTGCTGGAGGATACGCCGTCCTGGACGTTGCCGAGCTGGGCCTGCGTCCACGCGTTGTTGGAGAACTTGGCCTGGCCCAGGGACTGCTGCGCCTGCGCCCCGCCCGGCGGCATCAGCAGCGTGAAGTCGATGTCGACCGCGCACCTCATCGGGACCATGTACTGGCTGAAGTGGGTGTAGGTGACCGACCAGTCCGAGACGTACCCGTAGTAGGACAGGCCGCCGGTCACGTTCCCGAAGAACAGCCAGATCGGGATCAGCATCATCGGGCCCTGCGTCGAGGCGATCGGGGAGACCGTGCTCTTGGCGCCCTGGCTGTTGGTGACGCCCTGCTGCGCGTTGGACTGGGCGTTGATCAGCATCCCGGTCAGCTGCTTCAGCGCGATCACGTCGGCCTCGACCCCGATGACGGACGGGTTGGTGATGTTCCCTCCGTTGGCGGCGCTCTGCTTGGGGTTGCCGACGCCGCCGGACCCGGCCGGGGCGTAGGCACCCCACATCTCGAACGTCCGGTCGAACAGCAGCGAGAACGAGACTGACTGGTTCATCCCGTACAGCGCGGTCGCCTGGTCCAGCGGCTGCCGGTACATCTGCGTGGACGACAGGTCGGTGCCGTCCACCGCGTAGCTGGCGGTCACTGTCGTCGGGTTGTACAGGAAGTTCAGCGCGGCCTTCTGCGACCCGTACCCGCCGGTCGTCATCGCGTTGGCCCACACCATGTACCCGCGTGTCAGGCCGCCGTTGACGATGCTGTTCCTCGCCCCGCCCATCGGGAACGTCAGCGCGTAGATCCGCGTGTCGAAGAACGGCTGCGGGTAGTACGTGTACGCGCCGGAGTTAGTCGTCGGCTGCACCTTCGTGCTGGCCGATGACGTCTGCGTCACCGCCTGCACGAACGGCGTCTTGCCCGACGGCCCCGGAGTGATGGGCATCTAGCTCGCCTTCTTCCCGGCCGCGATAGCGTCGTACAGGTCTTCCTTCTCCAGCAGCTTCCTCACCCCGGCCACGATCTCCCGGGCGGCATTCGCCGTGGAGAATACGCTGCCGCTCCCGGGACCGCCGTCTCCCGCCCCTCCGATGATAATCGAACCCGGCCCGAAATTGAGGACGACCTGGCCCCTGTTCCCGGCCGGGTGATTATCGCCGTGCACGGGAATCGTCTTCGCCTCCCACGGCATCTGCGCGACTCTTTTAGCCGCGCTCGTCTCCTTCGCGTCGAGGATCTGCTGGCCGCCGGAAAGGACAATGGCCTCCGGGCCGCGTTCCCCGACAATGGCAAGACCCGGCCTGGCGTTCCTCGTCCCGCCGGAATACCAGCCGACGCCGCCCGGGTGCTGGTAGTACTGCGCCCACGCCCTGATCGGGTCCGTGTACCGGTCGTGGATGTACTCCAGCATGTACTTCTCCTGGAGCTTCGGGTCTGCCGTCTTCGGCCCGTAGGACTTCCACGTGCTATCCAGGAACTGGCCGATCCCGTACGCGGTGGACGTCGGGTTCTGCGCGTTGGCCCGGTACCCGGACTCGTGCATGACCAGGGTGTCCAGCGCGGTCCATTCGGCGCCGTGGCCCCAGCCGTACATCGCCTCTGCCAGCCTTTTCATCAGCGCCTTGTTCGCTGACGCGCTGCCGCCCCCGGATATGGACGCGATGCTGCCCGCCTTGCCCTTCGTGCCGCCGGAACCGCCCCCGGAAGAGGCCGTTCCAGGCCCGGCGCTGGTCGCGGCGATACCGGGGGTCCCGCCCATGCCCCCGGCGAGCGCGGCGGCGACGTTCGCGGCCTCGCTCGTGCTGTTCGGGGAGCCCATGCCCCCGCCGAGGAAGATCCCGCCGCCCGAAGACGACCCCGATCCGCTGCCGCCGCCGGAGGACCCGGCGCTGCCGTTGGCCACCGGGGCACCGGCCCGGCCGCCGCCCATGTACTGGAAGTGGCCGCCGTCCCGGCTTGAGCCGTGCCAGGACTGCCCGTTGAACCAGCCGAACCTCCGCGCGATGGCCACCAGCCGGGGGTCCAGCGTCATCGTGTTCCAGGCTCCGTTAGGACCGCCGTCCTCATTGATGTCGAACGCCGCGCCGAACTGGTGCATGCTGAACGGGATCGGCGACCCGGACGCGCCCTTGGAGCTGCGGAACCCGCCGACGTCCCGGATCTCCTTGCCGAGCCCGGCCGCGCGGATCGCCGCGTCCAGCTGCCTGATGTTCGGGGCGAGCACCTTGTTGATCTGGAACGCGTGACCGGCCAGGGACACCGTCGTCTCGTTCGCGGGCGAGTTCAGCGGCCCGAAGTACCTGACCATCGTGCTCTCAGGAGGAAGCGTGGTCC